GTTTTTATCAAAATTTCATAATGAATTTGCACTTCTTGTCGGTTAGCAGGAAAAGTGCGAAAAACCCGTTAGTCCATAAGGACTCCGACTAAAAAATTTAGTTAATTTAAAATTTAATTTAAAATGAGTCCAGAAGGGACAAAATAAAGATAGAAACACCCGTGTAAAAAGGGTAAGATGACCGAATCACATCCAATCCAATATATTTAATATCCATTACATCTTAATCAGGTAAGTATATTGAGCCGGCACCCAAAATGGATTCCGGAGGAGGTGGGGGGGTAGGTTCGTTACAATACAATTGGGGCACACCCAAAGTGTATAAAAATGAAAAATCATCTGCCACAGCCCTAAAGACTTTGACATTATACAACGCATCCAAGCCAGTGAGATCTGCATCCATAATCAAAAGACTAGGTGGTATCAAACCACGATAGATTAAATCCATCTGAATTGGTTTTTCTCCAACCAAAGCCATTGACGTAGGAGTTATATGTGAAATATTGTAATATGGAACCTCAAGTTCAACCAAACCTTCCAAACTAGTATCAACCGTTTGCCAAGATGCACCAGCATACAATGGCTCATCGGTAATATTTAACGCCTGAACAACCGAATTTGATGGTCCAGTTATGGTTGCGAGTTCGCCAATTACATCATTCATTTGATCATCAGCAGAAGTCAATAAAACAGAATCAATAAATTGATTCAATTTACGACGAGGATTCGGAATTGTGTCAATTGCAGGTTCACGGAAATAAGCTTTCAATCGCATCCCACCACGATAAAAGCCAAAAAGATAATAAAAATATTGCAACATAGAATAATAGGGCATTGGAACATATGCTGTAGTAGATGCAGGTTCCGGAACAGAGAAGGGAGAAATAACAATCCTTTGTATCTCCTCAGCACCAACCTGTACGTCAGCAATGGGAGAAAATCGTTTAATCAGTTGTCTGATAGACACGATCTTTTCACCAATACACAACGCTTCCGGAGACCAATTTTGAGAAATAGAGCCATTTGCTATTGAATCTGGCATTTTCCCAAGTTGAGCATCATTTCTTTGAACAGCCTCATTATCACCCATCATTTGTGCCATAATACGTTCCGTTGTCGAAGCATTATATGGCAACAAATCTGGACAAGTAGGGCCAGCGAATGTTAAATCTGGTCCACCACTTACTTCAACAATGCAATCAATACTCTGATAAACATTGTGACCAGCTACGAGTTTGTTCAAAACATCAACACGTATCATTCCCGTTGCACAATTATAATTATAAAAATCAGATACAGTACCATTAGTCAACCAAGGTGCGTCTGGACGAGTTGTAAACATCCATGGACGCGATGACACGTACGGAACAGTGAATGAAACCTCAGTGGATTCACGAAGATCAACAATTGCACGATAGCATTTGTTGAGATCACAAAAACCACCTATTGGTCTAGAATCACCACCATACCAAAATGGTGCGAATAAGATTTGAAGACGTCCAGTATGAAAATTGGTCTTTACAAACTTAAACGTATATACTATTGATCCTCGCCAATAAGTATGTACATTTGCTACATAACCCATATGGGTGGTGTTATACACTCCATCGGTTGCAGTTGTTTGTATTCTGATAGGAGATACCAGATCTTGGTACAACGTCGTTCCAGTTAATTGATCAACGCTCCAATTGAAGCGTGTCCAATAATTTGGAATTGACGTAAATGCTGACAATGCCATTTCGTCAGTAGATGTACCAGCTAAACCAGGACGTGTTTCAAGCTCATTATTGGCAGAAAGCGCCATTTTATGAGACATATCCACTCCATTATAATTAGCCATACGAGTTTGTCCACGCAATTTAGTATCACATGGTACTGCCTGCGAAGTCGGTTTGGAGAAGCCAAACAACTGAGCAATATTTGAAATTTGAGAAGAAATCCAAGAAGGAGCTTGTAAAAATTTTCCAATAACAGGTAAATCTGATAATGTATTTAATCCATCAGAAAGCGTTCCAAACGAGTTTGAAATTAATCCCGATTGTTTCATATCCATCAATTCTGAGAAAATTTGGGCATAAATTCGTTCAGGAGGTTGTAAATCAAGTTCAGTAACACGCATATTTGGTTCACGTAGAATTCGTTGGGCTGTTTTAAGTATATTTGGTGCATTTCCGGTATAAATAGAAGCACCAGTAGGAAATTCAACCTCAACGTCTTCCAAATGTGCCCAAATGGAATACTCAACATTACCAGAACCAGATACCTCATCCTGTAATTGGCTATAAACGATTAAATATATCGAGCCAAATGAACCCTGTCCGGTAATTAAATTATAATACAAATGTGGAGATACATAAGGAATACGCATAGTAATTTCAGTGCCAACACTAACATCCAAATCAGTACGAGGACATCCAGAACGTCCCTGTAATGAATTGTTTATCATATTGACACGTGCATCACCCAAATATTGTGCATATGGTATATATTGCAACATTAGACGACCCTGTTGAAACGGTTGTGTATTGACTTGAACACGAACCACTAAAGTGGCACGTAAGCCAACAAAACCCTTCAATTTTTCCTGATACATAGAATTTGAAATCAGCGTTTCCGGAAAATTGGCCGTATATATTTGAGTAGCCGGTGAAGTTACAGAAGACCATTCACCACTATGAATCAATATCGGTCGCTTCAAAAAACCTTTAATGTCATGTTCGCGAGATTCACGAAGTGACATGTCTTTGAAGTCAGTTGAAATATCAACAATATTTGGAACAGCATCAGACGATGGGATAACACCCTCATCAATGAAACGCGTAACCTCCTCTTGCATCGTAGTTAATTGATTTTGTTCATTTAAATTATCTGAAGTTGTAGCAAGTGTTTATTAATCATAGTGACCACTCAATCAGCTATGAAGTGAAGTGAACCTGGATTTATTTGGGGCTGCCAATGGGCATCCTGGTAGTAAGACTAAATAATCCACCCACATATTATAGATAGCACTCATATGTTTTTCTCTCACTTCAATTTCATAACAAATGAAGATCACATCTATAACGTTGTTTTCTTTTTACCAATTTAATTTTGTTCTCCGTAATCATACAAACCATGTTTCAAAATCTTGAAATCATGCATGTATTCACGGAAGGTCAATATTGATGGTCGATCTGGTAAAACATCGACTTGTTGTAAAATTGAATTTCGTAAATCATTATATGCTTGTTCACCATGCAAAATAATTTCACGAAACGCAACATCAATATTATCCATCAAGATGGTGTCAGGATTGACGGTGTTAGATCGTGTCCAATTTAACATTTCATAGATAACATCCTTTTTCAAAGGCGCAATATGACGCATGAGCTCAGACTCAAAGCGAAAACCGCGCTTCAAAAACTGTACATCATCCAAAGATCGGTATTTAACAGATTGGCCAGATTTTGTTTCATCAGTATATTCATGACCAATACGTGACATCATAAGCGTTATGGTTTCCTGATTAAACAATTCAATCACAGCATCTGCGATGTTCAAAACATTATCATCACCATAAGCAATCATAGCCACATATTTATTAAATTCCGCCATTGAACTATGTTGTGGAGCACATTCATTCATAATTTTAATCCAACTTACACGCATAATTATCATGTTATATAAACAATTCAAAATAGCTGTAAATGGATTCCCAGATGGTTGTGAATGAGTCCACATATATACATTATCATCAAAAATGTGCACTGAATAGACAATGTGAGTCCACAATCCAATACAAATATTCAATTCTCGTCGTCCTGCCTTCGTATTCGGGTCTATGAATGATGTAAACCACGGGTAGAAGATTTCCCAAAACATCGCCCACATTATCTGGTCCATTAAAGAACCATCAAAATTGCCAAAATCACCAGCAATCACCTTTGGTCCCTTTGATTTCAAACGTTTAGCTAAACGTTCCCAATCATTGGAGAATGGATTTGTACCAACGGCGATTTCATTGTCAATTCGATTATGCATCAACCAAGCTGCAAAAGGTAAAAAATATTTGCGAAAGGCAACTACAAAATGCTGCGGTCCAGCTGCAAAAGATCTCGTCTTGCACGCATCAACCTTAGCATTCTCTCGTCGCTCATCTTTCTTGGTATCTACCCAGAAAACATTCCGAATAACACCTTGAGCACAATCTTCGATCAATTCTTCAACATCAGCTTTCAATTGTTGAGCATACATAGATTCGAAATCAAATTTCTCATCCTTGCCCATCCAGCGAGTATTTCCAGCCATACCCTTGTTATTCAACATGTATGGATAACCTGGTGACGTCGATCTACATACTGCCTTCATAAATTGATCGTCCAATGTTCCACGAATTGCTTCCTCATATGTTAAAACACGTTTATATTTTTCCACATCAATGGATTCATTATGTTTTGACAAGACAATTCGACCCACGTCCTGTGCAGCTGCTTTTACAACTTCAGGATCAATAACCGCCGTTTGCACTCCACATTTTTTAAGTGCTTTACGCAACGGATCAGTCATAACACCATCAACTAAAACAGGTTTTAAAACTGCTGGACGTGTCGTGGGCTTGGTAATTTTTCCATACAACCTTGATGGAATAATACTGGTTTTACTTGAACCACCAACTCGTTTATCAGCCTTTCCAACCGGAATAAACAAGCCCTCTGGCATTTCCGGTTCAACAGATGTATCTATACAAGATGGCACATCAAAACAACACTGTACATTTATCACGTTCTGCTCCACAAGTGCATCAAGTGCAACCTGAATAACTTCACGTGTTATTGGTACAGCATATCCAACACTACTGGATTCATTACCAGCGATATGCATACCAATCAACTTTCTTTCCATACGGCTGTTATAACTCCTACAATTGCACCACAATCACCAACTTGTGTGGGTGCCTCATAACGATAACAGTCTCGTTGTGAATAAGATGGAATATCACAATCATAATACTCAATCGTAATACTACGATCCATTGCCTTGATTTTAGTTAACCATTGATAAGCCCGTGTCAAATGACCATTAGCAGATCTATGGTAAGTTGCAAGTGCACCAGCAGTATATGCTCGTGATAATTTCGATTGATCCTCCACTGTTATAAAATGTTTAATGAGATTCCGTTTTGGTTCAACGAAAGGATGTAGATTAACAAATACCAAATCGCGAAATTCACCATTGGTAAAAGACGCGTGATAACAACGGTCGGTTAAAACCATTTCCGTTTCATCATATTTATAAAAATGCGACAAAGGTATTCGTGTAATATCCTCTCGTCCATCCTGAGAAAGACAAATCAAAGTGTCCATGGGTAAACCACGGCCAAACAATGCTCGCAGAAAATGATAGGGCATAATAATTGTATATCCAGTAACGAAAGTACAATTACCAATATCCACACGTTTCTGCTCATCACCAACTGTTTTGTGAGACGACATACGATAAGTATTTGTACGCAACAATTCCGTTGATAAAGACTGAGCGGCTTGATCATTACAGCCCTGCGCATTGGCTAATTCATCCAATTTTCGCGCTGCCGTGGTCCTACCCGTCTCAACTCGTGGTCCTTTTTGTATCTTTTGCGTTTTAGGGTCGCCGGAAGTACCTACCTCAACCGCAATAGGGCGCACAACTTTCATAGTTTTACAATCACCTGAATTACCAACTTCAACAATACGCGTTTCATCAGTTTCCTCAGGCTCTTTTACATTGCAAAAACGAAAGGCTTCATAAACGCCATACATTGTGAGTGCAACACCAATGAGTCCAAGCATGCAAATAAATTTGTTTTCACGCAAATATCTCATAGCCCGCTCAGTTAACTCCTTGAGTTTATCACCCACAATATTTAACGATTTACTAATCGCATCAGAAAAATGTCGCCATTTAGAAATTGGGCGAACCATTTTAGATGTTTCCTGATAAATACAAAAATGTTCAAAAACAATTGGATCCGAGGCATATCGATAATCAATAGCCTCCCAAGATCGACCATTCTGTAATTGGTTGTCAATGTCCTTTTCGAACAATTTATTCCAGGTACTCTGATGCATTGTGCGCTTTTTCTCCTCCGTCAAATAATGAAATGCCAATGAATCATTTGATTGCAAATACCATTCATCATCATCCAAAGTAGAAAATAACATATCTCTTATATCATCATTGGGGTTCATCTGTGTACGCACAGCAAAATCAGCAAGCCATTTAGCCTTAGCCAAAAAACCTTGCTTCTCCCTGCGCCATGCTTCACAAATTACATCACGGAGTTGAAAAAAATCGATGGGAGTACCATCAGCAATCCAAGGCTCATCGATATTATCTGTACGTTTCATTTTTTGAAAATGATACGCATTCAAATCAATGGCCTCATCTGGATTCAATTTAGTTTTATCCAATGACTCACGAACCACACCATTATTATTTCTGGTACGCTTAATATATTCAGGCTTTGGTTTTACCCAATAAGCATAATCCTGCATACGCGTATAAAAAGCTTCAGGATGTGTAAGAGATTCAATTTGTACATTCATTCGATTAGTGGTATAAATATTTACCTCAGCGACATTGAAAGTATTTTTATCATCAATAGCTGCCATATGCACATGCTGCGGAAATGTATTACAACCACGAATTACTTCATGATATTCAGGATTTGGGGCGGTCTTATCATCTTTCAATTGAAAGGCATCATCATAAACCACAATTTTTTGATTGTGATAACCGTCCCAAAATTCCGTTTCAACATATCGTGGATAAACTAACGCATGATAATCACGCACAGAAATACCCATTGCACGAAGACTGTCGATACAGAGCGAGTAAACAATTTCAGACTTACCCACACCAGACTCTCCATTCAACCACACATTTATTGCACGCATACGAGGGCCAGCACCACGACTGGGCGATCGGTTAACGTATTTATACAACAATTCCGCAGGATGAAGAGTAGTTTTTATTAAATGCAAAATATGACGATCAGTAATCTTTTCTTTACTATATGATAAACCACGCAAATAAAGTTGTTCAACACGTTGAGCGGTTTCCACACTTTCGTCAATTTTGCCACGTTCAGACAAATTACAATATTTTACGACATCATCAGCCCATGCATGAATCTCAGCATAAAGAGCCTTAACGTGTCCAAGTTCTGCCTCACTCTTATTTAAAACCAACATTTTAAGTTGATCACAAGCAAGGTTAAAATATTGTGTACAATATTCAGATATACGGGTTGCACCAGCAATAGCTTTTGGAATACGATCAAGACGAAGAATATAACTATCCCAATCATTCTTTCCAGGTATATGTCCTATACCAACAAAAGCTAATGTGGCAAAAATAATTTGTCCACACAAACCAAACCACGGACTATATATTATATCTTCCGCAATTCCTTGTGTATGGACTTGAGATTCATCTTTACGAATAGCAACCTGAATTTGTCGAACCAAACTAATTATTTTCTCTGGTAATCGGAAAAATTGCACAGCAGCGGCCAAGATTACTAAAATGGCAGCACGATTATATTCACTTTGCATCAACCAATAAACCAGTGTAA